TGAACAAGAAGCACTAAACAAACAATACGAAGCGGGTAAAATAAGTCGCGAAGAATACAACAAACAACTCGAAGCCTTAAGGATAAACGCGGAATCTAAACTAACCGAACAAGAACGACAAATACTTGTAAACGCTAAAGACCTTTTGAACAAGGACTTGTTAGCAATAGACGAAAAGCACCAAGCCGAAGTATTAAAGCGAACTCAAGATTTTCAAAAGAAGATTAAAGACGAAGAAAAGAAAAGACAAGAAGATTTTTTAAACCAAGTTGAAAATTTACAAGAACTAAACTACCAAGCAAGTTTAAGCGACCAAGCAAAAGAACTTTATTTAATCGAGGAAAAGTACGCAGAAATGCAACGACTCGCGCAAGGTAACGCGGACGCAGAAAAAACAATAGCCGAAGCCAAAGGGCGCGAAGTAGAAGAAATCAATAAGAAATACACGGACGCAGAAAAAGCACGTAAAGAAGAAGCCATTAAACGAGACGCGGACTTAGCAAAACAAGGATTAACATTAATTTCGGATATTACGGAGTTGTTTGGTAAGAAAGGAGAAAAACAAGCTAAACGAGCATTTCAAATTAAAAAGGCCGCAAGTATATCAAGCGCATTAATTGACACGTTCTTAAGCGCTCGTTCCGCTTACCTTTCGCAGTTTACACCCGTTCCCGACCCGTCTTCCCCCGTTCGTGGTGGTGTAGCCGCAGCCATAGCCGTAGCAAGTGGATTAGCAGGAGTTGCTAAAATCGCTTCGCAAAAGTTCGAAGGTGGTGGTTCGACTGCGGGTGGTGGTGGCGCTTCCGAAGGTGGTGGCGGTGGTATGTCGGGCGGAACTCAAGCACCTTCGTTTAACGTTGTAGGTAATAACGGACTAAACCAACTTTCGCAACTTCAACAACAACCTACGCAAGCCTACGTAGTTAGCGGACAAGTAACAACGGCTCAAAGTTTAGACCGTAACCGAATACAAAACGCAACACTTTAACCAAAATTAAATTATTAAGTTATGAGAATTATTGAATTAATAATAGACGAAAACGACGAACAAAGCGGAATAGACGCGGTAAGCGTTGTAAAATCCCCTGCAATCGAAGAAAACTTTGTAGCCTTAAATAAACACGAAATCGAACTTAAAGAAGTTGACACCGAGAAACGAATTTTAATGGGTGCGGCTTTAGTTCCGAATAAGCAAATTTACCGAAGAAACGCAAAGAACGAAGAATACTATATTTATTTCTCCGAAGATACAATCCGAAAAGCGAGCGAATTGTTTTTAATGCGCTCAAACCAAAACAACGCGACTTACGAACACGAAAAAAAGCTAAAGGGTTTAAGCGTGGTTGAGTCGTGGATAATTGAAGACGAAAAAAAGGACAAATCAAACCTTTACGGATTCTCACTACCTAAAGGTACTTGGATGATTTCTATGAAAGTAAACAACGAAGAAGTATGGAACGATGTTAAAGAAGGCAAAGTAAAAGGATTCTCAATAGAAGGTTATTTCGCGGATAAATTTGAAATGAGTTCGGAAGAACACGAAGCCACGGAAATAATAAATGAACATAAAAATCTATTAGGTATAAATGGCTAAACAAGTTACAACTTCTAACCACGTTCAAAAGCCGAAAGTAAAGCGTCCTAACGTACACGCAAAATCAAAAACGAGCCAACTTAAAACGTCAAAGAATTATAAAAAACTAAATAAAGGTCAAGGATGAAAAATAGAGGTAAAGAAGAAAAGAGAAGCAGTCCGAGAGGTGGTAAACGTGGTTGCCTATGCAAAGACGGAACTTATAACCGAAAATGCTGCAACGGAGACTTACAAAATCAAGGAATTGGAAGTGATGTAACACCACCGAACCCCGTTCCACCACCACCACTTTGGTATCCGAAGCCGTAACAAAATGCAACAAAACTTTTAACCTTTAATTATATAGATATGAAAACAATTTTAGACAAAATCAATAAGGCGGACGAAATCCAAGCCAAAAAAACGGAGTTAGGTACGCACGAAGTAGAATTAGCTAACATTCAAGACTTAGTAAGATTAGTAAGTGAAGCAGAAAAATCATTAGCAAATTTTAATAGTTTGTATGAAAAAATAAATACACTTAAACCGCAAATTGTAAAATTAGGAGACCAAATCGTGGCCTCTCAAATTGATATGAATAAATTAGCAGGAACATTTGAAAAACAATTTTCTGAACTAGGATTGAAGTTCTCTGATTATCCTGAATATAAAAGAGTTTCCGAATTTATGTCAAAATCAAGAATGGTTGGTGATATGACAAGATATATTAAACAAATATAAATAAACACAAATGAAAAATAGCACACTATTAGAAAAAATCAAGGCTTTGCTATCTAACGAAATTAAGTTAGAGCAAATGTTAATGGGAGACGGAGTTACCAAAATCGAAGCGGAAACATTCGAAGCAGGAAAAGAGGTTTTTGTCGTAACCGAAGACGAACAAAAGATAGCCGTTCCCGTTGGTGAATACGAATTAGAAGACGGACGTATTTTAGTAATCGTTGAAGAAGGTATTATTTCCGAAGTTAAAGAAAAGGAAGAAGAAGTAGAAGAAGTTGAGGAAGAAGTAAAAGAGGAAACTACCGAAACAATGCCCGAAGAAGAAATGAGCGCACCCGTATCTACTCCTAAAAAAACAATCGAATCCATAGTTAAAGAAACGTTCTTTAGCGAAATGGAAAAACTTAAAGAAGAAAATGAAGCGTTAAAAAGCGAGTTAGCTAAACTTTCCAAAGTTGACGAAGTTGCAGTTGAAGCAACCGAACTTAGCGAAACACCTGAGCCAATCGCGTTTAACCCTGAAAACGAAGCTAAAATCGAATTTAACAAAATCGGTAAAAAAGCACCAAGCGGAATTATGGATTCCGTATTAAACAAAATGTACAAATAATTAAATTTAAAAAAAATGCCAAATCCAACTATTACTACTTCGTACGCAGGCCAATGGGCAGGTAAGTACGTATCTGCTGCTCTTTTGAGCGCACCAACTATCGAAGGTGGCGGGGTAACCGTTATGCCTAACGTAAAATACAAGGCCGTTATTCAACGACTTGAGACAACTGACTTTTTGAAGGACGCTTCTTGCGACTTTACTCCAATCGGTACAGTAGATTTAACCGAGCGTGTATTGGAAGTAAAAGACCTTCAAGTTAATATGACTTTTTGTAAATCCGAGTTCCACTCAACTTGGCAATCAATCGAAATGGGTTATTCTTCTTTCGACACTTTGCCTAAGTCTTTTTCCGATTACCTTATAGCTTACGCTGCTGAAAAAGTTGCGGCTGCTAACGAGATTTCAATTTGGCAAGGGAATAGCGGTACAAGTGGACAATTTGACGGACTTTACTCTACTGCATTGGTTGACATTAACTTACCGCCTGCACAATTAATCCCTTCAGTTGCTATTAATGCAACTAACGTTATTGCACAAATGCAATTAGTTTATGACGCAATTCCTTCAACTCTTTACGGTAAGCCTGACTTAAAAATCTACGTTTCTCAAAACGTTGCGAAAGCATACGTTGCTGCGTTAGGTGGTTTTGGTGCAGCGGGTGCGGGTTCACTTGCTAACGCGGGTTATAACAACCAAGGTTCAATGTGGTACACAAACGGCGCGTTATCTTTCAACGGATTGCCAATCTTTATGGCTAACGGATTGCCTAACGATTCAATGATGGCTACAACTACTTCTAACCTTTACTTCGGTTGTTCTTTGTTGAGCGACACGCAAGAAGTTCGAGTAATTGACACTTCTGCTACATTAGGAGATGACAACGTTCGTGTAGTTATGCGAATGGCTGCAGGTGCGCAATACGGAGTTATTGAAGATATCGTAATTTACGGATAATAACTAACCACTATATTGAAGGGTGGTGGAATCAAACTGCCACCCTTTTTTTGTTAAACATTAAAAAAATAAAATAAAATGAGCTGCGATATTTCACACGGAAGGTTAGAAGTTTGTAAAGACGTTGTAGGTGGTTTAAGAAACATCTATATAATTAATTATGGTGCATACGACCCACAAGCGGACGTTACTTATGACCCTGCGGTAGATTACACCGATGTAATTACGGGTATTACTTTATTACCTTCAACCGATATTTACAAATTCGAACTTAAGGGTACAAACTCGTTCGAAACTACAATTACAAGTTCACGTGAAAACGGAACTACTTTCTTCGAGCAAGTTCTTTCAATTCAGTTAAAAAAACAAGACCAAATTACTCACAAGCAAATTAAATTACTTGCTTACGGAAGACCGAATATTATCGTTGAAACAAATAACAACGATTTCTTTATAGCAGGACTTGTAAGAGGTATGGACGTAACTGCAGGAACTATATCTAACGGAACTGCGTTAGGTGATATGACAGGATATTCTTTGACTTTCACGGGTCAAGAAGCCGTGCCTGCGAATTGGTTAGATTGTACAACCGAAGCGCAATTAGTTTCTTTACTTGGTATTACTGCAGGTAACGTAATTAATTCATAAGAACTTTGTTTCATAACGTTAAGGGGGTGGCGACACCCCTTTTTTTATGCACAAAAACACGGAATAATAGTTATATAAATATGATAGTAGTTAACGAATCTAATATAGGTCAAACAATACATTTCATTTTAAGGGACGGAGTTCCTGCAACGTTGGAATTAACGGGCGAAAATACGAACGTAACTCAAGTTGTTACGGGTACATTCGTTTATGGTGATTACACTTGGCAACTTATAACACAATTCCCAACGAAAGAAAATCAATTTTATTGGGCGGTATTCAAAGACGCATTAGGAAATATACTATTAAAAGAGCGTATGTTTTGCACTAACCAACCGATAGACACATTCTCGGTAAATAACGGCCAATACATAAGCAATCAAACAACTAACGACTTTATAATGTATGAGTAAGAACGTCCACGTTTTACAATTAGCGGAATACAAACAACCCGTACTTCAGGAAAACTCGCGAGACGCGTGGGTTGGTTGGGGAGAAGATAACGATTATTTCGACTATTTAATAGATAGGTATACCAAATCAACAACAAATAGCGCGATTATAAACAACGTTTCTCGGTTGATTTACGGAAAAGGATTAAGCGCATTAGATGCTTCGCGTAAGCCTAACGAATACGCGCAAATGATGACCTTGTTTAATTCGGATTGCGTTCGTAAAATGGTTTTTGACCGTAAGTTATTCGGGCAGTTTGCAATACAAATTCATTACAACGATAAACACGATAAAATACTAAAGGCTTACCACATACCCGTGAACCTATTAAGAGCGGAAAAATGTAACGACAAAGGAGAAATAACGGGTTATTTTTACTCGGATAATTGGGCAGAAGTACGTAAGTTTCCACCTATGCGAATTCCTGCGTTTGGACACTCAAAGGAAAAAATCGAAATCTTATTTGTAAAGCCTTATGGCGTTGGTATGAAGTATTATGCCTATCCCGACTACCAAGGTGCGATACCTTACGCAGTTTTAGAAGAAGAAGTAAGCGACTATTTAATAAACGAAGTACAAAACGGATTCAGCGGAACAAAAGTCGTTAACTTTAATAACGGAGTTCCAAGCGAAGAACAACAAGACCTTATAAGCCAAAAGGTATTAAGCCGTTTAACGGGTTCTAAAGGACAAAAAGTTATCGTAGCATTTAATGCTAACCAAGAATCAAAAACAACAGTGGACGATATTCCATTAAACGACGCACCCGACCATTACACTTATTTAAGCGAAGAATGCTTACGTAAAATAATGTTAGGCCACAACGTTACAAGTCCTTTGCTATTTGGTATTGCTTCAACTAACGGATTCAGTTCTAACGCAGATGAGTTACAAAACTCTTTTATCCTATTCAACAATATGATTATTAAGCCGTTTCAAGACGAAATCTTAGAAGCGTTTGATAAGGTATTAGCTTATAACGGAGTAGCCTTAAAATTATTCTTTAGAACTCTTAAACCGCTTGAATTTACGGACTTAGAAAACGCACAAACCGAAGAACAAGTAACCGAAGAAACGGGCGCAGACGCTACCGAATTAAAGTCGCAAAGCGTTGAAGAACAAATCGCCTTAGCATTACAAGAATTCGGAGAACAACCCCAAGAAGATTGGCTATTAATAGACGAAGCACCCGTTGACTACGACACGGACGAAGAAGAAAACAAAGCGCTTAAAGGCGAAAAAAGTTTATTCTCACGTTTGGTAGAATTAGTTAATACGGGAATGGCCTTTCCTAACGCTAAGTCCGAACAAGACGAAGTTATCGAAGGAGTTAAGTTTATTACTCGTTATGTATACGAAGGCGAAGACGGCGGCAAAAGTGGTAAGACGCGTCCGTTTTGTAAGTTAATGAAAAGCGCAAAAAAGATTTATCGTAAAGAAGATATTTTACGAATGAGCAAAAGCGTAGTTAATGGATTCTACACTAACGCGGAAGGCCGTACAATCGGCTTTGGTAAAGGAGGCGCACTAACTTACGATTTATGGTTGTACAAAGGCGGACCGAATTGCCACCATCGTTGGAATAAGCAAGTTTACGCTCAATTCGATTCACGCTTCGGAATAGACGTTAACTCGCCTAAAGCAAAACAAATAGCCGTAAGAAAAGCGGAGAAATTCGGTTACAAAATTAAAAACAATGCACTCGTAAGCACTCGACCAATCGATATGCCGAACCGAGGATTTATAAACCCAAGATAATGGCAGAAGCATTATTAATAACACGAGACGATTTAGTTCGTTTTACCGCTACCAACGGAAATATGGACACGGACACTTTTATACAATGGATAAAGGTTGCTCAAGATATACACATTCAGCAATACACGGGAACGGAACTATTGAATAAGATTAAAGCGGATATAGTCGCAGGAACTTTAATAAACCCGTATTTAGATTTAGTTGAAACCTACTTAAAGCCTATGTTAATTCATTGGGCAATGGTTGAGTTTTTACCTTTTCAGGCTTATACAATCGCGAACAAAGGAATCTTTAAGCACTCAAGCGAAAACGCGTCAAATGTAGATAAAAACGAAGTGGACTTCTTAATAGAAAAACAACGTTACTTAGCGCAAAACTACACCGAGCGATTTATACAATATATGGCATTTAGTGGTAACACGTTTCCTGAATACTATACAAATAGTAATTCGGATATTTACCCTAACTCGGATTCAAACTATATGGGATGGGTAATATAAAGAAACCATACACGCCTAAAAAGGCAAACGTAATTAAATTAAAAAAACTTCTAACAAAGTTGGAAAATGATAAAAATAAGTGAACTAACCCCAAAGGGCGCTAATCTTGAAGCAACGGACTTACTTGAAATTTCGGAAGCTACCGCAGACGGATATACAAGTAAAAGCATAACAGGCGAAGAAATTATTAATGCCGCTCAAAGTGGATTACAAGCCGAATTAGTAAGCGGTACTAACATTAAGACAATTAACGGAACGTCTTTGCTTGGTTCGGGTGATTTATCAATAACTGCTTCGGCTTCGTGGGGTTCAATTACGGGTACTTTGTCAACTCAAACCGACCTTCAAAGCGCATTAGATTCAAAACAAGCTACATTAGTAAGTGGAACGAATATCAAAACAATTAACGGAAGTTCGTTATTAGGTAGTGGGGATATTACAATAAGCGGTTCAAACATTTACACAACTGACGGAACACTAACGGCAAACCGAACTTTAACACAAAGTAGTTTTTCACTTACGATTGCGGGAACAACGTCAAGCCGTTTTCAAGCGAATGGAAACGTAGGAATCGGAACAACAACGGACGCAGGATATAAATTAGACGTAAACGGAACGGCAAGGGTTCAAGGAAATCTTGACGTATCAGGTTCAAATATTCTTACAACAAGATACCTTAATATGAATAGCGCATTAGGGTTGAGCAGAATAGAGTACTCATATAGTGGGGGTACTTTATTACAACTCGGAAGAATGCAAGGGTCTGCAGGTTTGACAAGACAATTTGATATAATTTCTAAAACACCAAATTATGGTTCGACAAGTCAACAAATTTTAACATTATTTCCCTCGGCTTCAATAAAATATGATAATAGTGCAGCAACATCATCTACAATAGCAACTGAAACAGCATCAGCTTGTTTTGAAGTATTTTCTACAAACAAAGGATTCCTACCTCCACGAATGACAACTTCGCAAAAAACCGCGATTGCTTCGCCTACAGCAGGATTAATAGTTTTTGACACGACATTAAATAAACTTTGCGTTTACACGACAACTTGGGAAACAATAACATCAGCATAAAACAAATAACAATGGTACAAATACAACCGCTTACAATCGCGATAAAAGGAACTGCAACACAAATGAACGTCTTGGTTCTTAACTTCGCAACGAACGCAACAACCGCCATAACTTATTGGCAATTATTCAACGAGAACAACGAATCTTTATTAGACGGAAATTACACAATGACCGAGGAACAATTTAATTCGTGGGGAACGGATAATAGCGTAGTAAATGAATACGTTGCGGAAGCAATCGGAGTAACTATAATTGAATAACGATGAATTTAACCGAAGAACAAGTAAAAGAAATTTTGGCCTACTTACAGGAATTGCCAACTAAATACGCGTTACCACTTATTCAGTATTTAGATAAAATCGCAAACGAACAAAAGACGGAAAATGAATAACCACTTACGCGGACTTTCTTTACTTTATTACATACTATCTTATACGGGTGTTTTGGTAGCCTTATTCGAAGCGCCTTATATTTTTTTCAAACTATTTGCATTAGGCTATGGGGTGTTTTTGACATTCCAACTTTTGAACTATTACCACAATGAAAACTAAACTACTTTTACTTTTAATTTCGCTACTTTCAATTCTTGCACCCGTTAAAGGAATGGTATTAATTACAATTCTTTTTATTTGGGTTGATTTACTTACGGGGATATGGCGAAGTAAAAAGTTAAAGTTGCCTTTGCGTTCCCGTGGATTTGCCCGTACAATTTCTAAAACCTTACTTTATGCGGGTGCGATTGTTTGCGTTTTCTTCCTTGAGAAATACATTCTTGAAGATTTAATAGGATTGTTTGTTAGTGTTGATTTAGTGTTAACCAAGGCTTTTACGTTTTACTGCGTTTTCACGGAGTTAAAAAGCATTAATGAAAGTTACTTCGATGTAACAAAAAAAGACGTTCTAAAGTCATTTAAGGAGTTTATAACGGCAAAGAAACAAGAATGGGATGAGTTCAAATAAATTAGATATTCAAAAGATAGTCCAACACCGACTAAAAAAAGGTCAATTCTTCGAAGAAGTAAGCGACAAAACACAAATATATTTACACCATACCGCAGGGAACGGAAACGCTGAAGGTGTCGCACGTTTTTGGAATAGCAACGAATCTCAAATAGCAACGGCCTTCATAATAGGAGAAAACGGAACGATTGTACAATGTTTTTCTTCTAAGCATTGGGCTTGGCACTTGGGAATAGATAACGAAGACTTTTCGCGTATGGGTTCAAAATATAAAAACTTAAATAAATTAAGCGTAGGGATAGAAGTTTGTAATTGGGGTCCACTAAAAGAAAAAAACGGCAAATTTTATAACTACGTGGGCGGTGTTGTTAATCCGTCTTACGTTACTACATTGGAAGAACCTTACAAGGGGTATAAACATTGGTACAAATACACGGACGCTCAAATAGAATCAACGCGCCAACTCGTTGAGTACCTTTGCGACACTTACGACATTCCAAAAGAATATCGTAAAGAAATTTGGAGTTTAGATAAAGCAGCATTTGACGGAGAAAAAGGAATCTTTACTCATAATTCAGTAAGAAAAGACAAAGCAGATATTTATCCGTGTCCGAGAATGATTAAAATGCTTCAAAGTTTATGAAATACCTAATAGTCATTTTAAGCGTTTTAACGCTACTTTCGTGTTCAAGTGAGCGCAAAGCACAATACCACTACCGAAAAGCGCTTAAACACGGCTTAAAGGTGGTTAACGATAGCGACACGATACGGATAACTACTTTAGATTCGTTTCCTGTAATAAAAAATGATACTATCGTTTGGGAAAAGTTTATAACTACCAAGGACACCATAGTAAATTTTCGAAACGTTTACGTACCTAAAACACGTTGGCAAACACGAATAGAATATAAAGAACGAGTTAAGACCTTGCGAATAGAAGGTAAAACGAAATGGAAAACCGCAAAAGCCGTTCAAATTGTTAAATATCGCACAAATTGGTGGTTGGTTTTGATTGCTTTTGTACTTGGTAGTTTATTTGGTTTCTTTATTCGATTTATTTTAAATCCGTCGTTTATTTCGCGAGTTCGTCTTTTCTTCCGATATTTCGGCCAAATTTAATATATGAATTTAATTAAACACGGACGTAACGTCCACGAACTGCAACTTGACGGCAAACAAGTTCACGTAGCTATGTTATCGGATTTACATTGGGATAACCCTAAATGCGATAGGCAGCTACTTAAAAAGCACTTGGACTTTTGTAAGGATAATAACATTCCTATAATTATAAATGGGGATTTCTTTTGTTTAATGCAAGGACGCGGAGATAATAGAAGAAGCAAAGACGATATAAGACCCGAACATAACAATGCACGTTATTTAGATTCGATTGTTGAAACGGCTTCGGAATGGTTTAAGCCTTATGCGGATATCATTAAGGTAATAGGATACGGTAATCACGAAACGGGAGTAATCAAATACCAAGAAACGGACTTACTTCAAAGATTTGTAGACCTATTAAACTATAAATGTGGTTCAAGCGTTCAAACGGGCGGTTATGGCGGTTGGGTAATTATTCGTCAAATATTCCACGGGAACGCTCAAATAACAACTAAGGTTAAATACTACCACGGCTCAGGCGGTGGGGGTGTAGTTACCAAAGGCGCATTAAACCTTACGCGAGCGCTTGAGATGTACGAAGACTTTGACGTGTTCACTATGGGACACATACACGAAAATAGTTCGCGAAACGATGTTAGGGAAACAATTAAGCACAATTCTAAAACGGGTTACTCAATTAAACAAAAGCAACTCCACTTAATGTTAACAGGAACGTATAAAGAAGAATACGGAGAGGGCGCATACGGTTGGCACGTTGAACGTGGCGCACCACCAAAGCCATTGGGCGGTCGAATTCTTAAAATCGAATGCAAAGAAGTTGATAAGTTAATAGTAAAGAATATAGATTCTTTTAAGTTTCCGTTGTAAGTTTGCGTATAGCGTTTTTAATTAGGGGGTAGCAATACCCCTTTTTTAATGAACTCAAATGTTAAAAAATGTTAAAAAATGTTAAAAAATTTGGTAGGTAATTAATTAATGTTTATATTTGTGTATAATTAGTTCTTTTATTTATTAAAACAAAAACGCTATGGTTACTTACAAAGTTGAAGTAGTGAGTATTGAGGGTGGA